CTGAAGACTCACCATATGATAAAGTGTATATTGTTCGCTCACTAGTTGCTACTCGTGAGATTGGTTTCCTTCCTGGAGATCATGAGGACAAGTCATCCTTGTACCAGATTCCGTACAAGAATATGGTCAAGCATATGTTTGAGATGCCTGATGACGCATCGTTTGAGATGCTTTATGCAAACCTCAAAGCGCAAGAAACTATCTCGTTCTGGAGCACGTCTTTCCTCCGTGGAACTACTCTAGACAATGCTATCGTCATCGTTGATGAGTGCCAGAACCTGAACTTCCACGAACTGGATAGTCTCATCACTCGTATTGGACAGGACTCTAAAGTCATCTTCGCTGGTGACGTTGCACAGACTGACTTGCAGAAGACTGCAGAGAAGGACGGCATCCTTGACTTCCAGCGCATCCTACGAGAGATGGAAGAAGTTTCTATGGTTGAGTTTGGTATTGAAGATATCGTTCGATCTGGAATCGTTAAGTCTTACCTTATCAATAAAATTAACCTCGGTCTATGAAACTATTCAAGCACATTGGTGACCTGAACCCAATTGATCTAGTCTCTCAGACTGATAAAGAGACAGGTAAGAGAGTCTATGTTACCCCTTCTGGTAACAAATATCCTTCGGTCACCACTGTGATTGGAAGTAACAAAAAGAAAATGCAAGCGATTATGCGATGGCGTAAGCGCGTTGGAGAGAAGGAGGCTAATCGTGTCTCCGCACAAGCTACAGGTAGAGGAACAAAGTACCACTCTATTGTTGAGGACTACTTTAACAATGAGTTAGATCTAAAGAAGTTTAGGTCTGCTCCGCTCCCCGTCCTAATGTTCCAGCATTCTCGTTCTACTTTGGATCGTATAAATAATATATACTTTCAAGAGGTAGCGCTCTATTCAGACAGACTTGAATTAGCAGGGCGCGTTGATTGTATTGCTGAGTTTGATGGTGTCTTGTCTATCATCGACTTCAAAACGTCAGCAAAAGAAAAGACGGACGAGAGACTATACGATTATTTTGTTCAAGAGACAGCATACGCTTGTATGTTGCTTGAGCAGTACAACATTCGTGTTGAGCAACTTGTAACCATTGTCGCCTGTGAAGATGGAGACACACAGGTGGTTATTCGTCCCGTTAAAAAACAATACTTGGATTCACTCCTTCAGTACATCGACGAATATAAAGTTGCACATGGAAAGAAGCAAACTATTAGAAGATAAATTTATGACGACTGCGAGATTTTCGCAGGAAGTGGAGCGTATAGTTCTAAACAATAAGGACATGAACTATATTGATGCTATAATTCACTACTGCGATGTGAATGAGATTGAGTTGGAGACTGTTCCTAAACTCATCTCCAAACCATTGAAAGAGAAACTGAAGTTTGACGCACAAAAGTTGAACTTCATCAAACGTACTTCTAGAGCAAAATTGATGTTGGTGTGATGAGTGAATTTTTTAAGTCAGAGATGGTCCGTGGTGAACTCCAAGAGATGATGGACCTACAGCAACAATGTTTTCGTTATGCAATGAGCTTTCCTGTGCTTGAAAAGGAGCGCAGGATGGAGTATCTTGAGATCCTGATGTCTCTTCTAGAGAAGCAGGAAGTAATGTATGCTAGAATGTCTCTGAGCGACGACGAGGAAGCACAGACCGTAGTAGAGAACATGCGTAATGCTGTTGTTATGCTCGGCGGTGACCCTGATCTGACGGTCAATGATATGTTCATGGACCTCAGAAACAAAGTCGATGCGATGATGGGCAAACTACGTGGCGAAGAGGCTTGACGCCCGACTCTTCGCCCTTTATAATGTACGAGTGATAGGGCATCACACAACCGTATCCAAATCAATCCGAATAATCCTATGTCTTTTTCCGATCTTAAGCGCAAGTCCAATGCAAGTTTTGAGTTTCTTCAGAAGGAACTTGAAAAGTCCAGCACTAACTCTAGTGCCGACGAGAGGTTTTGGAAGCCCGAACTTGACGCTTCTGGTAACGGGTTCGCCGTTATCCGATTCCTCCCTCAACCCGAGGGGGAATCTCTGCCCTGGGCAAAACTCTACTCTCACGCCTTCCAAGGTCCTGGTGGTTGGTTCATCGAGAACTCTCTCACCACTAAGGGAGAGCAAGATCCTGTGAGTGTCTACAACAACAAACTGTGGAACTCTGGTACTGAGAGTGATAAAGAAATCGCACGTAAGCAGAAGCGTAAGCTCTCTTACTACAGCAACATCTATGTTGTTCGTGATCCCAAGAATCCTGAGAATGAAGGTAAAGTCTTCCTCTACCGCTATGGTAAGAAGATCTTTGATAAGATCATGGCGGCGATGAAACCTGAGTTTCAAGATGAGACTCCTGTGAATCCCTTCGACTTCTGGGAAGGTGCTGATTTCAAACTGAAAATCAAAACTGTTGCTGGTTTCTGGAACTACGACTCTAGTGAGTTTGCTGCTCCTGCTGCACTCTCTGGTGATGATGAAGTTCTGGAGAACATCTACAAGAGTGAGCACAGTCTGGAAGCATTCACTGCTCCTTCTGAGTTCAAGACCTACGAAGCACTTGAGGAACGCCTCAACCTAGTCTTGGGTCTCTCTGCCGCTCCTCAACGCCCTAGTGTTGATGACGAAGAGTATGAACCTCAACCTGTCGCACAGTCTCCTTTCCGTGAGCGTATGTCTGCACCTGCAGCACCTGCAAGTGGTGGTTTTAACGACTCTGATATCACTCCAAAGGCAACTGATGATGACGATGCCCTGTCCTACTTCGCTCGCCTTGCTGAGGAGGACTGATGGACGTTGTACACGCATGGAATTCCATGGACTATGGGGAGGGGTTTCTCTTCTCCCTCTGGGTCATCGGAATGTATTACATTAAACTCCGTATGGATCGTTACTTTACGCGATGAAACGGATTGCTTCTGTTCTCTTCCACCCAGTAACAGTGTTTAATCTATTGTTGACTGGTTCTTTAGGGGTTATTGAAGTTATCCACACCAGAGCACATCATACTCTGGAATCAGACGTTCATGGTCATGTGCATCAGTTCTTGAGAAAGAATCCTGAGACCTGTGACTATATCGACTATTGAATTCCATAAAAGCGGGAAAATTTTTCCCGCTATTTTTTTGCCAAAAAAGTCGCGTTACTTTAATGTCGTCTTTAATCGTTTATTGAGATAAGCAGAGCATTTTCCATATTTGCTCTGCTTTTTTAATGACTGAATTAGAGGATCAATGTACTGTGGTTTGATAACCCAGATTTGTCGTTTTTCCTCATTTTTACGCACAATCTCTTCCCACCTAGAAACTGCAGATGCTACAGATGATCCAGATACAGTAATAATGGTATTTCCAGCATCTCCGTTGTTATACTGAAAAGATCCATTATAGAACGTAGAATCGACTTTTTGACCTTTTTTCAAAACTGCTAATCCAGTAGAATTCTTTACATCTTCAGTTATCTCATAATATGCTATATCGCTGTATACAGTCGATCCATATTTTCCTTCTGCCCAATCTTGTAGGACATTATCGTCCATTGGCCAATCTTCGTAGATATTGACGATATTGTTGGTTAGAGCAATGACCCAATCGAGTTCTGGTCTACCATAAATTTGATCTGCGATATATTCGATTCTTACTCCCTGGTTTACAGCATACTTGTTCAAATATACTGTAAAATCGAATATATCCTCATTTATAGAGTATCTTCTAAAAAAGTTATTTACCTCAACGAAGTCAGATGATGAAAATGGGAAACTTTGTGGTTTAACATCATATTTGATGTTTGGTAAGATAGAAAAATACATCAGTTACTTACCCCCAAACCTGTGTTAATTTGATCTTTATAGATGATCTTGGTCTCTACTAAAGTAAGAGATAATTCTACTGCAGATGGATAACCGCCAATTAATGTGGAGTATGACCCATCTGGTGTGAAGTTCACATCAACGTTTGTTATAGCACATGCTTTATATTGGTTGATGTATGGATTCTGTTCACTACCAGTCATGTATTTAAAAACACATAGATCTGGAATGGAGACAAAATTATTTGAATTACTGAGTGCGCTGATTTGCTCATTATTCAGTAAAGGAGCAATAGCCGCATCTGGAGAATTATCTATTTCTCCTCCATTTTGCACTGCGTTAATGTTGTTGTTAAGTTGCTCATTACTGAAGAGACCTCCTAAAGCAGCCTTAGTTATGGTACTTTCCCCACCGAAAGATGCATGTGCATGATATTGGAATATACGGCAGATTCTGATCATGTCCTGTGCTTCTTTTTCAGATCTTGCCGCCATTTTAAATCTGAAACCAATATTACGAATAGAAGGACCACCAAATAATAGTTCTGTATTTGGGTTGAGGATAATACCAGCAGTTCCGCCTAAAATATCATTTTGAGTGAGATTTGTTTGAGCGCCAGTTGCATTCAATCCCATTCTTACTACTGCTGTAGCAGCGGTAGTGGGTAGTGCATTCAATCCACTCAATCCTGCACCTACATTTTGCAGTACACCACCAACGTCACCAGTTGATAAATTTGCATATCCTGCTAACATTCCAGCAGCAGCATTTGTAATTTCTTTACCACCCCATGACGTACTCATCGATGTACTAACATCTTGAGGCATATACATCAACAACTCATTTAGTACCTTTCCATCAATATTACCTTCTCCTCCTTGATAATATCCACTCTGTCCCGAACCGCCACGTTTAAATGGCGGTTTGTACTTGAAGAATTTAAAGTTGATGTAATCCGTTTGAGAACTAATTTGTAAATCTCTCGGATATCGTAACTTAGGAGACATTAGATAACATTAGAGTTTTGTATTCCATCATAAAATTCAATTACCCTAGGGATCTTGAATGCTGCTTTTTTGGTCTTTGCCTTGTAAGTATCGTCCCAAACCTTTCGCTTTGAGTATTCTGTCTTAGATTTGGTGAAGATAAAATTTTCGATAGGCAAAAAGATTGCCGTATCCCATTCATCCTTTCCTAGGTCAAGAAAGCGACCACTTACATTACTACTCAAATATTTATGGACACAATTGGGAGGAACCTTGAGGTAGTTGTTCTTAATTAAGTTATCTATAACTGTATATCTTGCTTTTGGACCCATATAGTGTAGATTAGCACCTACAAAGTAGTCCGCTTGCCTGTCTATGACGTAAACTAGAGGAAATGTGTCGTAGAACGGAATTTTTGATGATGCTTTATATTCAAAGAGATATAGGTGACCTATTCTCACTTCGGTGCGGAGTTCGTTGGTATCTTGGAAGTCTTTTGTAACGCTATCATCGTATCTTTCGTCACTTTTGATTAGATCTAGACTATAGTCTTTCGCAATCAATTTCACCTGACGGCGATACCAAGAAACTGAACGTTTCTCTCCCGCTGCTTCCTCTTCTACTCGTTCAAATATTGTTTTAGACATTTAAGTGATCTTCCGTTAGGATCATGAAGTTCATTCTTCTATCATCACAATAATCTTCTGCTGCTTCCCACTTTGCTTTGTTCTTCATGTATGTTAGAACATCACGTTTCCACGCTGCAGTTTTCTTTTTAGGATTTCTATCAGGACCAGCAACTTGCTTTTTGGGTTTCACTTCAATGATATATTTTTTGTATTTGCCCTCTTTGTTAAGCACTTTGATGTAAAAGTCTGGATAGTATCTGTGGACCCTTCCATCAGTAGGGCAACGATATGGTATAATGATTTCTTCACTCCCCCACTCCACAATTGAAGCAGTTCTATCACAGAAAATCATAAACTTCTTCTCCCACATAGACCTGTAGATAATCCTAGTTGGATTACCACGGTACTTCTTAGGGTTGGAAGGTTTATAGATTCCAGAATAAGCCATAAATATTATAGGTCACATAATATTTAGAGATAGTGTCTTATAGAAATCTAATGCAAAATATCGCCAGAGGCGGGGGCATGGCTCTCTCCACTGGTTTCTTTGTGAAGTTTAACTTTAACAAGGCAGATGGTGTTAAAGCAACATTGGATGGTTTAAACTGGGATACTGGATTTAATTTTACTGAGCAATTCTTAGATGAAGTAAACCTTCCTGGAGCGCAAGCTGCTACTGGTCAATTGACTGGAAGATTTACAGGTGAAGGCATGACTAATTATGTTCACCAAAAGATGTTCACAGATCTGCAACTTAGTTGGTTGTGTGATGCTAATATGAGTCCTTACAAGTTCATGAACACTTGGTATCAATATATTTTCCAAGAATTCACTCCTGAAGGCGGAGAAATTGAAACTATTCAAAACAGTAATGCTAGTACCTTTGCTCAGATGATGGCGGTTCAAGAGCAACCATATAATAGAACTACCAGATTACGATTTCCTGAAGATTATCATTGCACTGTGAGAATTGCTAAAGCAGAGAAGGGTCCTGATACTGAGTATTCTAGGGTATCTACAGTTCATGTATTACAAGAAGTATTTCCATATGCTGTAGAAGCAATCCCACTATCATTTGGAAGCAGTCAACTTGTAAAATGTACTGCTAATTTCTACTACGGAAAGCATAGAGTAGTGTATAATGATCTTAAAACACCAGCGACCTTCCCTCTAGTCGAATTCTGATACCCTCATAAATACTTTTATAGAATTAATTCATTATGGCTTTACCAAAGGTAACCGCACCTACTTACGAGTTGGAACTACCATCAAGCGGTAAAAAAGTAAAATATCGTCCATTCCTAGTAAAAGAGGAAAAGATTCTCCTCATTGCTATGGACTCTAAGGATGAGAAGCAAATCACTCAAGCAGTTATCGATACTCTCGGTGCCTGTATTATTACTCGTGGTGTAAAACCAGAGAATCTTCCTAGTTTTGATCTAGAGTACCTCTTCCTCAAGATCCGCGCTGCATCTGTTGGCGAGGTTGTAACCCTTAATGTTACTTGCTTGGATGATAACAAGACTCAGGTTTCACATGATCTGAATATTTCTGAGGTAGAAGTATTCAAACCAGAAGGACATGACCCTAAAATCATGATCACCGATAAGGTTGGTGTAATCATGAAATATCCAAGTATTAGTCACTTTATCAATACTGGAATTGTTGATAATAGTGATGATATGGACGGACTGGAGTTTATTGTTTCTTGTGTTGATCAGATTTTTGAAGGAGAAGAAGTAACTGAAGCGAAAGATTGCAGTAAGAAAGAACTTACCAATTTTATTGAGAGCATGACTCAAGATCAGTTTGATAAACTCTCAAACTTCTTTGCAACTATGCCTAAACTACAACATAGTTTTAAAGTTGTTAATCCAGAAACCAAGAAAGAAAGCGAATACACTATCTCTGGGCTACAGAGTTTTTTCGCATAGCACTCTTCCATACTAACTTGGAAGAGTATTACCAGACAAACTTTGCTCTGATGCACCATCATAAATACTCTTTGACGGAGCTAGATAATATGATGCCTTGGGAAAGAATTGTATACGTTGCACTTCTATCCCAGCATCTTGAGGAACTAAAACAACAGAGCAACCAATTCTAATGGCGTCAGGAACTCAAGGATACGAGGCGGCTCAAGGAGACATTATTGAAAGTCTTGTTGATCGTTTTAAAAAGAGAAAAAAGAATGATAAGAAGGGGGATACGTCACCTCCTCCAAATCAACCTGCCTCGATTTCTGTATCGACTCCTACGCAAAAAATGTTGGTACAGGGTAAAACTGTACAGCAGTTGATGCCTGGATCCTCTGCCCTTGCTACTACAACTGGTGGAGACATCACCAAATACGGTAGTGAAGGTGCTGAAGTTCTCCAAGTTATGGTGAGGGAACAACAGACAACCAATAAGTTATTACAAGCACAGAATCAGTTACTTCTCCGTGGAAGTAAAGGTGGTGCTATTACTAAGTTTGATAAGCAAGAATCAGCATTAGAAGAGACAGAAGATCTGTCTGATACTCAAGGGTACGAGAAAGCAAAGCAGAAGAATCCTTTCAAAGCTTTGTGGGATATGATCTGGGGAGGAATCAAAGGATTCCTCAAACCTATCCTAGAAGCTGTTAAAGCTCTCGCTCCCGCTATTGCAGTAGCAGCGGCAGGGATTGTTGCTGCAATTAAAGCACAAGCAATTGCTCAAGCATTAGGTGGACTCACTCAATCTTTGAGGGGTTTGAGGGGTGGAAGAATCAAACCAGTTACGGTTAGAGATATAACTGGTATGCCTAGAGGGGCACTAACAGGAACCAATGTAAGAGGTGCGTTACCTCCTGGAAGAGTAGCACCAACAACCTCTGCACTATCGACAACTAGAGTAAAACCAAACGTAAGTAACGTTACTGATACTAAAGCACTTAACCCTAGTACAGCTCAGAGATTTGATCCTCAGGTAAGAGTAAAACCTGAAACTAGAGTTTTAGAAACAGTAGATGTTAATAGAGGAAACTTTAAGGGTTCTGATAGAAAGTTTGAAGCACTTAAAAATACTGCTCAGAGAGGAACAACACCAGAAGCAATAACTGCTAGACAAAAACTACAGAGCGCTGGTGCTGATGTAAATGTAAGACCAACAACTCCTGCTATTCCAAAAGGTGTAACAAATTCTGCTGATGATATAGTTGATGCAGCGGGTGATCTTGCTAAAACTGGTAAAAAATCTGGATTGAGATTTTTGATTCCTGGTGCAAGTGCTATTACAGCAGGATTGTCTATAATCTCTGGAGATTACGCTGGTGCTATTGTTGATTCTGCTGATGCTGCAGGTGATCTAGCAGTTGCAACAGGTGCAACAGGTGCTGCTGCTACAGTAGGAACTGCTCTAAGTGCAGGTGCTGCAGTTATTGGCGCTGGTATCACTTCATCTTACATTGGTGAGTGGACTCGTGGTGTTGGTGATTGGGTTCGTGGAGATGGTAATAATGCTGCATTGAATGTTGTAAGTAGTATTACAGAAGGACTTTCTGCAGCACTTGAAACAATTGGCGCTCCATTCCGTGCAATCTTTGAGTTTATCAACTCTGGATTTAACATGGAGAAATCCAATGATATTATGGCGGAAGTTGATTCAAACATCCGTGAGTCCACCAGACAAGGACTTAACGCTATCGACTTCTTAAACATCATTCCAGATGAGAAAGGATCATTTGGTACATTAAGTTGGTATGGTGACTCTGCTAAGAAAGCAGACGCTAAGATGCGTGGTGAGGGTGAAGTTAAGAACTCTAAAGGTGGTTCATACTTCTTAGACAATCCTTCAAACTTTGGACCATTCCAAGGTGGTGAAGCAGGTGGTGAAGTTGTTACCTTTACTCCATTTGGAGGAAGGAAACTTGTTAATGAGATGGGCACTCATATGTCTGATGCACTACAAGCACCATTCCAATTTGCTATTGGTGGTATTGCTGCAGCAGTAGATAAAGTTATCAACATGCTTGGTCCTATTGGGCAGTTCATGAAGCAAGCAATTGGTCCAAAATTAAAAGATCTCGTCAAAGCATCTGGACTAACCAATCTAAACCTTTCTAGTATGTCTAGTCAGGGTGGTCTTGGTCCTATGGGAGGATTGTTTGGTGGTTTGAGTAGAATGTTTGGTGGTAATGCTAATGCTGCAGGTATGCCGCCTAATATTAATACTCCTTTTAATAATGCAGGGCAACCACCAGGCGGTGCTCTACGAATGGGTGCTATGTTTACTGGTCAAAGAAACAACACAGATTTCTCTGCAGTTCTACCACAAGGAAATCCAGTATTCACTAGTCCTTTTGGACCACGCTGGGGTAGAAATCATAATGGTATTGATATTGGTGTTGATAGTGGATCTCCAGTTACTTCTTTGGAGGATGGTAAAGTATCTCATGTTATGCCGACTGGGTTTGGTGAATATGGTGGTGCAGTGTTTGTTAAGGGTGCAAGCGGACATGAATTTGTATATGGTCACATAGATCCTGGAGTTCAGACAGGAGATGAAGTTAAGAAAGGAGCCGTTCTTGGTAAAATTACTTACTATCCTGGAAGGGATGGATCTGATAATTCTCACTTGCATTTAGAAAGACGTGTTAATAATATTCCTCAAGGTGATGTGGAAGCAATAACTAGAGGTATTGGGAAGGAGTTAAATGCTAATCCTCCAGTGGTTCCACCTGTGCAACAGATGAATAATCCACCAGTAACTCCCCCACCTACAATTGGATCTAACTTCCCTAATATTAGTGCTCCTGGATTGTCTACAACTGATCAGATTTTGATGAAGAGTATGCCTGAAATGTTTGCTGCTATGCAACAATTGAAAGCAGCGAATAATGCTCAAAATAATAATGGTGGTGGAAATCTTGGAATTGGTGGAGCAATGCAACCAGCTACAGATCCATTTGCATCCGTATATGCTCCACTTCATCTCAGTAGATTAGGTGCTAACTGATGGGTAAGGATAAGAATGAAAATAATGCAGGTGCATTTGTATACAAGAGTGTTAGGATCACTTTAGAAGATGGTCCAAACAAAGGAAAGACCTATGAGATCGGTGCTCTTATATTTGGTTTCACATACTATGAAGATATCACTAAACCATTTCTTAGTGCTAACTTGAATATCAATGATAGTGGTATGAACTTGATCGGTAATGGTACTGGTCCTATTACTGGTGGAGAGTTAGTTGAGATTGATATTGAAGGACCAGATAATAAAGACTATACTTATCAATTTAGAGTTTATAGAGTCGGTGATAGAGTTCAAAGTGGTAAGATTCAAAACTATAATTTAGGTTTAATCTCTGAAGAAGCTCTTATTGATCCTCAGACTAGAATACGTTCAGCATTGACTGGTAGGATTGATCAGATTGTCGAAAGGTGTTTAGGGAGCGATGGTCTTGATACTGATAAAGATATTATTGTTGATCCTACTCTAAACAAGAAGAAGATTCTTCCTAAGAACTTAACCCCATTTGCTATTTGTGCTAAGTTACAAGACCAAGCAATTCCTCTTAGTAAAGGTGGAAAAGGAAAAGGTGAAGGTGCTGCTACCACAAGTGGAAGTTATTCTGATGGAACTGCTGGGTTCTTTTTCTATGAGAATGCTAATGGATTTAACTTTAGATCCATCGATACTTTGATGGACATTAAGAATAAAATGAATCTAAATTCAGCAGGTGGAAGTAGTACGATCAAAACATTTCAAGACTCTGCAGGTGATGAAATGGACACAAAATTGATTGATGTTCAGTTCACATCTGAAATAAATCTAATGCATGGCTTGAGAACTGGTGCTTATGCATTACAATGTCAGTACTATGATTTTTCAACAGGAGAGTACACAGAAAAAACTTATTCCGCTAACAGATCCTGGGATCAGCAAGCACATTTAGGAGCACAAGATGCTCTAACCCCAGGTCAGCGATTCCTCGCAAGTAGACCAACCAGAATTGTTTCTGCTATTCTTGATAATGAGTCTTATTATAGTGGTCAGGATTCTGCTTCACCGCAGAATGGTAAAAACGACTACCCAGATTGGACTACAAGCACGCTCCCGCAATCGATATCTAGGAATTATCTCCTAAATACTCAAGGATTGCGTGTTGTAGTCCCTGGTAACTTGCAGTTAGTTGTTGGCGATATCGTCAAGGTTCTTCTGCAAAACATGTCAACAGAAGAAGACCGAAGTGTAGAATC